GGACGAAAGCCCATACGGAGCCTCGCCATACCCGCCCGCAGGAGGGACGGGCATGAGCGAGTACCCACCCGTCCCGTACAGGACGAGGGGCGAACCGTAGCCGGGGCCGGGAAGGTAGACAGGCACGCTGCTCCTGCGTCACTTGCAGAGGTGAGGGCAAGTGGGTGGGCACGAGCAGGGCTGCTCGTGCCCACCCACACCACTACATTAGGTCTTCGGAGCGATGACGAACCACACGAGCACCTCGGCCTTGCCTGCCGAGGGCGTCCCCGTGGCGGGAGTGAACGTGTAGAGCACGTTCACGGGCGAAGCCCCCACGTTCGTGTACTGCTCGCGGGAGTAGACACCCTGCACCGTGAGGTTGTTCTGTGCCGTCGTCATGAACGCAGACGTGCTGCCCGAGTACCCGACCTCCAACGTCACAGGCCCCGTGCCGTTAAACGCCGGGGAAACAATCACTTGCACCTTCGTGACCTTTGCTCCAGCGGGCAGGGCATAGGTAGAAGTGGGCATCGGAGAAATAGAGGTGTTCCAGTTAATCGTCTTGGCGACGATTTGCTCGGCAGCGTTGACCACCGGAGCGGTGTCAACGTATGCCTTGGTCGCCACGTCGTCGTTGTTGGTGGGCGCACCAACCTGCATCGAGGCGAGGGTCGAGCCGTTGGCCTTGTACAACTTGGCAAGACCGCCGACGTTCTGAAGGGCGAGGGTGTTTGTGCTTGTGATACCACCGGAACCTACGGCATCTGCAATGCGGAAGGAGTCGTCGGTAGTACCGTTGACGTTACTGACTGCGGGGTCGTTGAGAGCCATGAGAAACTCCTACGCTTGTTAGGCGCGGTAGAGGTCGAAGACGAAGAAACCTGCACCCTGCGTACTGATGCCGGGAGACAGGGTGACGGTGAGAATGTCGGGTGCAGGTATGTCGGCGTATGCTTCGTTTAGGTATAGACCGCCCAAGGTCGGAGCAGACTCCGTTGCCTTGAGGTAGAGGTTCGCCGTCCCCGTGTCCCCAACCTCGACGGTGGTAGCGGGGTCGTCAAAGGTCGTCGTGTAGCGCAGCCCGACGCGCATGAGCACGTCCCCTGCGTTCAGCGTCGTCACGTTGATAGGCGAGGGAGTGGCGAACGTGAAGTTCACCCTCACCCGCTCGGTGTGCGTGCCGCCCGACGTGATGAGCGACTCAAGCAGTTGCAGGTTGTAGTTTTGGTCGTTCGCCCACCCCTCGGGCGTGGCGTCCACGGGGATGATGCCCGTGCCATCGCGGCGTTCACCCGCAGCCACGAGGCGAAGCCCCGCAGTCGTGAGCGCACGGAGGCGAACGTACTGTGTGCTCTCGGTGCCCGTGCCCGCGTTCGTGACGAGCCGAACAAGGTATGGCCCGTTGAGGTCAACGGTGAATGTCCCCGGCGAGACTGCTGCCGACGAACCCGAGAACGCTGCCGTCGAGCCGTCCGGTACGAACACGAGCGACCACGCATAGGTGGTCGCAGGGTCGATAGCGGTGACCGTAACGACATCACCAACCACGAGGTCGTCGCGGCTGGCGTCGTCAACAGGGTTCAGCCCGTTTCGTAGGCTTCGTATCCTTGCGGCCATTCGTGTTCTCTCGGGAAGGCGGGGGAGATAGACGAGGCACCGTCGCCCCGACTTCCGCACCTTACCAAGAGAACCGCCGACTACAACTCGTCCTTGTACATGACGAGGGTGGGGAAGCCCTTCGCGTTGGGCTGATAGATGCCCACGCGCCCATCCTCCTCGACACGCTCACAGGTGTCGGGGTTGATGCCGTCCTCCTCACAGAAGGCGCGGAAGCGCGCCGTCTTGAGTTCCGCGAGGGCGTGTGCCTCACGAGCGCGCACAACGCTCTCCTCGCTCACCACGAGCGGGAACAGGTTGTGGTCGAACGCGACCTTGAGGTCGCGCATGAGCGGGCGCACCTTCACGCCGTCCACCACGACGAAACACTTGAGCGCGAACGCGCCGAAGGTGGTGGTGCCGAGGTCGGAGGGGGTGGGGTAGGTCAGCATGGCGTTGGCTCCTTGTGAGAGGAGTACGGGCGGGGTCGAGTGGGCGAAAGCCCCTGCTCTAACTTTTGCTGCGAATAGCAGAAAGCCCCGCCGAAGCGGGGCTTTCGCCGTTCTGTCTCTCACCCGCCAATGGCGAAGGGCTTGCCCTCTGCCCGCAGAACCTCTGCGAGGAGGTATGCGTCCTCCTTCGTCATCTTGACCCACTCCATCAAGCCGGGGCGGGCCTCATCCGGCATCAGCATGAACACCATGCGGGGGGTCTGAACGAACTGCCGACTTGCCGTGTGCCGCTTGCTCATTGCGCTTCCTCGGTTGGTAGTGCGGGTACGCACGAGGAAGGCAGGGCGAAAGCCCCTTCTACAAACTTTCTCGAAAATCACGGCAGGGGCTTTCGCCCCGTGCTCGTTCCCCGTACTCCTCGCACCCCACCACTCACCAAGGAGGCGGGCCATGCGTACCAAGTACCCCCGCACCTACCACCTCCCGTGGTCGCTCGGTGCGACGGACGATGACAAGACCCACGACACCGCTTCCGTGGCGGGCATGTTCGCGGGCAAGGAAGTGGTCGTGACCGAGAAGATGGACGGTGAGAACACCACCATTTACGCGGACGGCTACCTCCACGCTCGCAGCCTCGACTCGGCGCACCACCCTTCTCGGGCGTGGGTCAAGTCGAACGTGGCCCCCATGCTCGTCGGGAACCTCCCGAACGGCTGGCGCGTGTGTGGCGAGAACCTGTTCGCCAAGCACTCCTTGGGCTACGAAGCCCTGCCGACCTACTTCATGGTCTTCGCTATCTACGACGCGGACAACAACTGCCTGTCGTGGGACGAGACGGTGTTGTGGTGCGAACTGCTCGGCCTCACGCACGTCCCCGTGCTCTACCGTGGCAAGTGGGACGAGGCCCGCGTGAAGGCGTGCTACACGGGCAAGAGCGCGTGTGGCGTCGAGGGTGAGGGCTACGTCGTCCGCACCGCCGAGGGCTTCGCTTACGAGGGCTTTGCGGCTCACGCGGCGAAGTTCGTGCGGGCGAACCACGTCACCACGGGTTCGGTGCATTGGGCGCACGCCGCCGTCGTTCCGAACAAGGTCGCGTGAAAAAGTGAGGGCAGGGGCTTTCGGGCCTCTGCCCTCCTCCGTACTCCCTGCACCACCACGGAGCACTCAATGTTCACCGCCACCATCATGCCCGCCCCCAACGGCCCCTCCTACCTCCTCGTCACCGCAGAGGGTGCGAACGGCGAGTATTTCGGGGGTTGGTTGGTGTCCGTAAAGCAGATGGCACTCGCCAAGCGGCTCGCCCGCGCCATTGAGGCGGGCAAGGCTGTCAAGATGGTCAACGGCATCAAGACGAACTACGTCACGATCCACACCATGAACGCCGACCTCAAGCGTCTCGGCTTCTGAAAAAAGAGCGGGAGGGGGTTTCGCTCCCTCACCCTCCTCCGTACCCCTCTCACACCCCCACCCCGTTCTGCTGTGCAGACAAGGAGCCTCAAATGTTCGTCCGCGCCCCCGCTTTCCGCATCGGTGACCTCGTTGAGTTCGGTCGTCCCAACGGGGAAAAGACCGAGGGCCGCGTCGTCCGCGTCAACGCGGCGAGCATCACCATCGAGCAGACCGAGGCTCGTGGCGTGAGCCGCATCCGTGAAGCGGGTGCCAAGTGGCGGGTTCACCCGTCGCTTGTTCGGCTCGTCAGCAGCGGCAGCGGCCCTGCCGCGAGCGCGGCTCCGGTCGCCCCGAAGGCCAAGCGCAGCGAGGCCGACCTCCTCGCGGCCTTGCGCCGCATCGAGGGCGACCTCTCGCCCGAGAACCTGTATTGGGACGGCGAGCGCAGCCGCGCCGAGGCCCGTCGCGCAGAGAGCCGCCTCATGGCCGAGCGTAGCGTGGTCGTCGCGGAACTCGGTCGCGAGCCGACCCCCCGCGAACTGTGGGGCTTCTGATATGCAGACGTTCCTCCCCCGCGCTTCCTACAAGGGGAGCGCGCAAGTGCTCGACCGTCAGCGGCTCGGCAAGCAGCGGGTCGAAGGCTTGCAGTTGCTCAAGGGGCAATGGGCCAACCACCCTGCGTCCCGCATGTGGCGCGGCCACGAAGGCGCGTTGGCACGGTACGTCCTCGCCGTGTGCGAGGAGTGGGTTGCCCGAGGCTACATGGACACCTGTGCCGACAAGGTGCGGGAACTCGTGGACGCCCACCCCGAGTGGAACACGGTAGCCCCTCCGTGGTTCGGAGACGAGGTGTTCCACCGAGCGCACCGCTCCAACCTCGTCCGCAAGTCTCCCGAGCACTACGCCCCGCTCTTTGAGCACGGGCTTCCTGCCGACCTTCCGTACCTGTGGCCCACCACCTCGCAGGTAAAGCGAGCGCATGTCCGACCGCTACATGACCGTCGCAGCCATGCTTGACGACCCCGAGAACCTCCTCTGCGTCCTGCGGGAAATGCGGAGGAGGTTCGGCGTATGGCCCGAGGCCGCGAGCCTCTACGCCGCCCCTTGGCGCGAGGTCACCGTCAGCCCCCGAGGGGTCAAGACCACCTACTACGCCTTGACCCGCTTGCAGGGGGTCAACACCGACACGGGCACAACTCAACTGCTTGCCCGAGTAGAGCACGACGGGGAAAGCGGGTGGGACTTGTCCACAAGCGAGGGGAACTTCGGCCCGTTCGACACCGCCGACGAAGCCAAGAAGGAGGCCGAGCGCATCCTCTTGGAGAGCGGCGAGGTCGCCCACTTGCTCACGGAAATGCCGTGGACGCCCGAGGACGACATGGAGTGGCCGCTGCCCGCTCCTGCTCGCGAAGCCCCCTACAGGTAGAACTGCACCGAGGCGTCCTCGCCCGTCACCGTCTGCGGGGAGCGCACGCCGAGCCTGTCCACGTCCACCTCGTAGGGGGTGCTTCCCGTGGACGGAAACCTGCGGTCTACCTTGAGCGTGGAGGGCGAGACGCGGACGCTCGTGCCCGACACGCCCGAAGAACCTACGGCCCCGCCCGTGCTTCCGAGCACCGTGTCCAAGCGGTACGCCCCTGCGTTGGCCCCGCCCGTAATGGTCACTTGCTCGTTCTCTGCGGCAAGCCCCCAATCTTGCGCGGGGTCGGTGAGCGTGTCGGGAGCCGAAGCCGTGAGCGTGCCCGTCAGCCCCGTAGGTGACGTGGTGTAGGCACGAGGCGTGCTGTCCGTACCGCCAAGCAGGGCCACGAGAGCCGTGACCGTGTACTGCCCTGCGTTTGCTCCCGAGGGTACGCGAAGAACTGCACCGGGGCGCACCGAGTAGAACGATAGCGAAGGGTCGGTAAGCAGCGTGCGGGGAGGGAGCACCATGCCCGTGCCCGAGACTTCCTTGGCCCCCTCGCAGTACTTGCGGGCGTCGTCGTAGTAGTAACTCTCCATCGCAATGGAAAGCCCCTCCTCGTCGTCAGCCACCTTCTCAAAAGCGTCGGTGAACAGGTACGAGTAGGTGTAGAGGACGTGTGCAGGCTTGAGGGCCGCGAGCACCTTGCGGGCGTTCTGCTCCATCGTGAACGGGTCAGCAGGAAAGCCGCCCCCCACCGTAGAAACGAATATCTCCACCCCGAACTGATCGAGCAGGGTCTTTCCCCCCGCAGGGTCACGCGGAGGCGTGGCGAGATAGTTCTCGACCAACTGCACCACGAGGTCGGGGTCGAGGAGTTCGACGCCCTCCTTCATGGACTTCGCCGTGGCCCCCTGCAAGAGCAGCCGCACCATGCCGCGCAGGAACTCGCGGTAGCGCAAGTCGCCGTCTATTTGCGGTGTGTCTCCGGTCGGGAACACGAGCGTGCCGAGGGCTTGCCACAGGAACTCGGGGCGGGTGAAGTCCCACGAACTGTCCTTGAGCACCTCGTTCGCTGTGAGTTGTGCGTCTACGAGTTGCTCCAACATGGCTTGGAATTGAAGCGTGTACCAAGGCCCGTTGACCTGTGAGACGTAGTTCGACGGGAGCACCGACCGAAACGTCTGCATGAGCAGGGCCACGAGAGCCTGCTTGTTGGCTTGGTACGCCTGTCCTGTCACCGGAGACGGTGCAGGGTTCTGCGCCTCCGTGAACGGTACGAGGGGCTTGCTCATGGCTTACCGTGCCTCGTCGTAGGTGAACGTCAACGTGCCAAGCGTAAGGCACTCTGCCTCGCCAGGGTCAACGTCCTTGGCCCCCTTGTCCACCCCCACGATGTAGGTCGTGGCATAGGTGTGTGCCGTGGGAGAGTCACCGATAGCAAGCGACACGAGCACGCGGTTCGCCGTGAGTTCCAACCGCCGTGCGGTAATCTGCGACGTGGTGGTGTACCCCTCGGCAATGAGCGTGGTGTCGTCGGAGTAGCCCGTGATGCTGCGACCCCCACTTCCGAGAATGTAGGCTCGTCCCGCTGCGGTGCCGAGAGACGTAAGCAGCGCGTCGGATGCGAGGAGGTCGAGTGCCACCTCGTCTTGAAATACACCCTTGTAGTCCCCCACCGCACCACCGCCGTCCACGGTCGCCGCCGAGAGTTCTTGGTTGATGATGTAGACGAGGGCCGAGGAAGTCGTGAGCGACGTGATGAGCGTGCTGTCGTAAGCCACGTCGGTGGAGAGCACCTCCTGCACCACTTGACTGCCCTTCTGCCGCACCAACTTGGACAAGGGCACGACGATGTAGGAGACGCCTGCGGTGTTCTCCATGACAGAGATAATGTCCGACTGCCGCACGGCGTCCCCGAGCCGCAACTGCGCGAAGAAGTTCGTGAGGTTCGTGCGGAGTGCGGTGTCCACGGCACTTCGGTCTTGACCTTGCCCCAACACGAGGGTGGCTTCAATGTCGAGGGGGACGACCACCGCTTCCTTGGCAAGCACGTCCGCAGTCGCGTGCTTCTTCTCGTCAATGGCGTTCTGTGCCACGGACACGATCACGTTGGTCTTGTAGGTCACGACAAAGTTCTCGTCGTGGGCGTAGTCGATGAGCACCGTCGCCCCGTTCGGTATATCCCCCGTTTCGGTGCGCCGAATGGAGACTGCCGTGGTTTGCGTGCCGAGGTCAATGGTGTAGTCGTAGTCCCCCGAGGGGTCGTTCGGCCCCTTGTATTGCACCGTCTTGTCTGCGTTCCACACCTCAATGGTGTAGTAGAGCGCGCCAAGGTTGTCCAAGAACTCGGGGTAGGCACCAATGAGCACATGGCTCTCGCTCGTGACCGTAAGAGCCTCGCCCGTGGGGATCAACGCCCCTGTCGTGGGGTCAGAGTAGCCGCTGATGTTGAGGTAGTCCCCCGCAAGCGTACTCCTGCCATAAGCAAGGGGAGAGTTCGGGTGGTAGAGCGTGTAGGCCGTCGCGGGAAGCGTGCCGCTTACCACCCCCACGACCGAGGTGACGCTTGCCACGGGTTGACGGGGAAGAACAAAGTCCACCCCTGCGCGGCGACGGTACGAACCGAGCACCACGTCCGTGAGGGTCACCGTGGGCTGCGCGACCGAGGTGCTCAACTGCACGGTGTTGTACGAAGTGATGGTCACGCCCGTGAGATCGAACACCTCGCCCGTCGTCGCGTTCTTGAACTCGTAGCCCGCGAGGGGGTAATCGAGAACCTCGATGATGGGGTTCGTGGGCGACAGGTTCGGGTCAATGGCTTGGAAAGTGAGGTTTGCAGGATCGCCCGCGAGCACGAACTGAACGTCCTGCGCGACCTCGTAGGTGAACGCAAAGGTGTCGGTGACCGTGGCGAGGTTCGTGCCCTGCACCCACACGTCCACCTTGCCCCCGAGGTGTTGGCCGTTGTACAAATCCCGCTGCATGAGCGGGTTGCCCGCCCCCACGACAGACACCGACACCACGCTTGGAACAGCAGCAGCCGTTTGGTAGTAGCCCCGCTCCGTGCCGCTATCTACGGAGGCAAGGGTGTTCAGCACCCGCTCGGTGAGCGCGAGGTTGCTCTCCGTGGTGTCACCCCCAAACATGGCCGCAGCATTCGTCACGGACAGGGTGGGGATGCGGGTGACAAGGGCGCGCACTTGTCCCGCACCCACGTTCCCCGAAGGGCCAGCCGTCACCGCCCGCACGGGGATCGTGACTTGATAGCGGCCCGTCACGGGGTTGTAGTACGAGGCGAGTTGCGCGAAGGAGATAGACGCTGCACGGGTGGTGGTGAACTGCTGCCCCCCACCCGTGACAACGGTGCCCAACCCTATGACGAGCGACCCCGTGGGCCGAGTCGTCGTGTAGAACGTGACCTCACCCTGTGCGTAGGTGCTCGTGCGCCGCACCACCCCGAAGTTCGACGCATAAGCGTCAAAGCAGGAGTTGATGAGTGCTTGCACGGAAGCGTCCGAGGTGAGGTAGAACGCTGCCTTCAAGCCTATCTTGTAGGGGGAGGACGGTACGGCAATGCTCGTCCCCGAACCCGTGGGGTCGTCCACTTGCAAGAGCAGCGTGGGCGTCCGAGCGCGGTGGAAGAAGTCGAGGACGAACCGCAGCCGCTCCGACTCCGAAGAAAACGGATCGATGACGGTATCCCGAAGCACCGACCCTGCTTCGACTTTGATTTGCGGGTTCGACCTGTGAACAGCCGTGATGAACGACCGCACGATGTCTTGCCGAGAAGTCGTCGGAAATGCCCCAAGTGCGGTGGTGATGGACAGGGGGTGGGCAACCAACTCGGGAGAGAAGGTGCTCTCGTACTCCACGTTCTGCGAAGCGTTGTAGTAGACCGCCGTGACGACGTAGTAGAGAGGCGTCTCCGACATGGCCGAGGCGAATGAACCCACCGAGATCGTGGGGGGCGTGCTCGTAGGGGTGGCGAGGCGGTTGTGCTCAAAGGAGTAGACCACCACGTTCTCCACCGAGGAGAGCGTGCCCGAAAGCCTCAACTTGCGGGCTGTCTCGGGTACTGCGTAGGCTTCGTTGAGGTCAGTCTGCAAGACCGCCCCGTTGCCATCTTCCTGCGCCGCCGTGAGCCGCCAATAGAGGGGGTCAGCCACGGGGTTGCCGAGAGAGTCCACGAGAACGTCCGCGTCCGTCAGCACCGTGGCAAACGCGGTGGTTGTCTGTGTCGTGACGCCTGCCGTGACGGTGTTGAGGTTCACACGGGTGTACCCCGTAGCCCCTCCCCCCGCGTAAAGCGAGGCGTAGAAGTTGAACCCTTGAAATCCTGCCGCGTCCACTTGCGGGACGCTGACCCGCACGGCGCGGTCAAGTTGTTCGACCGAGGCCCCCGTGGGAGAGGTTGCGACGATGCCCACGGTCGCTTCATCTATGAGGGTTGCGGTAGCCTTCGCTGCCGAGGTCACAGACCCCGAGAGAAGAACGGCCCGCACCTCGACGGTGTTGACCCCCGAGAGCAAGAGCAGCCCGTTCGGGTCAGCCGCAGGGTTGGGCACCGTCCACTTGGTGCCCGTGAACAGGATGAGGTCGGGGTCAGAGGTGTACCCCCCGCCATTGATGGACACCTGCACGTCCACGGTGTCCTGTGTCGCGGTGCCTTGAAAGAACCGACGCTCCAACGTGGTCGAGAAGTAGACCGTCTCGCGAAGGACGTTGTCGGGGCCGTAGACTTGGGGGGTGGAAGTTGCCATGATGGTTCCTTACAGACCCACGCCTTGAAGCCCGAGGGTCTGTCCGTTCGACCCTGCGAGGGCGACTGCGCCTGGCACGGAGAACACGATGGAGAGGTTGATGGGTTGAAGCGAGGCGTTCGTGACCGTCACTTGCACGAGGGCCGTCGTCGGGTCGTCCCCCTGTGTCACCTGCACGCTGTTGAGCGAGTAAAACCGCTCTTTGCTGGTGACGGCTTGGTACTTTGCCTGCTCGTTCTGCACCTTCTGCACCCGAAGAAGGGCTGCACGCACGTCTTCTTGGAGCAGCATGGTCGTAGCCCCGAGGAACTTCGTGCCGATGCGCTCCATGATGGTGCTGCCGTAAGCAGGGTGGTAGGCATTGCTGCCCTTTACCGTGAGGAGTGCCTTCATGCAGGCTTGGTAGAGCAGGTTCTCGTTGTCGATGAGCACGAGGTCGCCCTGCGGGTCGAACCGCATGTCGTTCTCGACGTAGGTGGCACGACACCGAGGACATTGCTCGGGGGGCGCGGCGTAGGTCACCTTGAAGGTAGGGTTGCTCTTGACGGGTCGCACGAACTTTGGGTAGCGCGCCGGAATCGGAGCCTTGACGCCCGTGATGCTCGGGTAAACGTCGGGTCGTGAGGCCAACTGCCACGGGGGGTAGACCTGCGTGCCCCGCGTGCCCGTCTGCACGGTGAAGCCGATGGACGCAGCCCCCTCTCCCCGCACGCGCACGAATGAGTCGGGGCCGACTGCGTTGGTGTCAGCAAGAACGATGGCCCCGTTGCGAGTGCCCACTTGAACAAAGTCAAACGCGGCGGTGCGGATAGCCTGCTCGACCGCAGAAGAAGCGACCCGCTCCCCCACGGGGAGGCGCACCTCGACCGTGCCGACACTCGTGGTGATTACGAGGAGGTTCCCATCCGGCCCCACAAGGTTCGTGCAAGCACGGACTACGAATGGCCCTGCCCCGCCTCCCACGAGCACCGCTTGCGAGTACAGCCCCGTCGCGGGAATATAGTAGCGGTCGTCGGCAAGCACGCGCACCACGTTCGCGTTCGCGACCGGAGCCTTGGGCACGAGCGAGAGACGGTCACCCTGCAACGCGACAGGCTCCTCGATGACAAGGTGCTGACAGGGGAAGGCGATTTGCAGTTCTACGCTCACGCGAACTCCATGACCACCGTTACCCTATAAGGGGCACACCGCCCCGCGCCCGCCTCCCTCAAGGTGAGTGGGCGGCTACGTCGCAGCGTAGTCCTCGATCCCTTCCAAGTCGGACACGAGGTTGGGGTAGGCTCCAAGGTTGTCCGACTCCGTAGCGAAGTCAGCCGTGCCGTCCTCGCCCACGTCGTACCAAATGCTGTCGATGATCGCGACGGTCTGTGCTGCCGTGAGCACGGGGTCGTAGCGCACGGGGTCGAAAGCCGTGGGCATCCCGAGAAGGGCGTCTCCGTTCGCACGCATGAGGTCGTCAAGTTCGGACTCCAACTGCTCTCGGAGGTCACACAGTTTGAGGATGCGTGCTTCGATGTTGTTCCGCTTGAATGCCACTTCTTTCTGAACCCACCGTCGAGCCTGCGACATGAACAGAACCATGTCGGTGTCCTCAAAGTTGCTCCTACCACCCTTGCGCGTAGCGAGGTTGTAGGTTTCGACCGAGGGCATCCCCTGTTGATACACCTCCCCTCCGTAAGCGGGGGACTGCGACTTGGGGGATACCTGCCCCCCGCTCGGGTAGGCGGCTTGGGAAGCCCCGTTGGCCGTCGTAGCCACCGTGTCGGGGTGCATGAACATGGAAATGTCGAGGGGGTTGCCCCCCATGACGACGTAGGCACCCACCAACTTCGCGAGCGTGGAATCGGGGGGGTTGACAATGACGCCTTCGCGCTGCTCGGAGGCAACCGTGTTGCCGTTCTCGTCGGTCGTGCTCGCATAACGCACCTGCACGAACCCGATTCGGTCAAGTTCAGCCTTGATGACCGAGATACGGGCGAGCACGTCCCGTCGCTCGTTGAGAAGAAACGTGCGGAACTGCTGCCATTGACCTTGCCGAAAGGTGCCGAGTCCGTTGAAAGACATGGTGCGCTCCTATGCCGTGGTGCCGCTTGCAGCGGTGAAGATGGCCGAGAGCAAGTCCACGGCCACCGAAGGGGCACCCCCGACTACGAGGGCAAATCCGAACCCGTAGTCAGCCGCCGTGTCCACGGGCGGGTTTTCCGCGTTCATGAACGCACGAAGGGCACCGCTTGTGCCCGCCTCAAGGGTGACGAGCACGGACACGTTTCCGAGGCGAAGCGTAGAAATAAGGTCAAGCAGGGCGCGTATCTGCTCCAACAAGGCTTGGAGTTGCGTGATGCGGGCTTGCAGGGCGTCGATGAACGCCACGATAGCGTCAGCAATCCCCTGCAACCCGTCGAGCACGGTAAGAAGAAACTGCTCCATGTTGTCGAGCAGGGCGAGCACCTGCGGGAACCCGTTTGGGAACAGGAGTTTGTTCGCCCATTGGCTCTCCCCCTCTCGGGTGGGCACGGGGGCCGACAAAATCAACACCGTTCGCGCAGCGCGGTATACCTCCTCGGGAAAGAGGTTGCGGCAAAACGCAGCGCGGGGGCTACCGTCCGCACTTGGAGTCGCACTCACGATAACAGGAGCGTTGTCGCACGACCCCTGCCCGTACAGGAACACGGGTGCCAACATGGTGGGCGTCGTGCTGAAACTCGGCGCACGCACCAAGTTGGGGGGCTTCGTCACGGAGAACCGTGCGGGGGAGGGGTGCAGCCCCGAAGTAGGGCCGACATCGGAGAGAGACTGCAATAGCGTGAGGTCGGGCCACGTCGGGTTCACGTCCGACCACTTGAAATTAAGCAGCACTCCCACGGCCTCCTCGGACTCGCTCACGAGGGCGAGAGAGTCCCCCAACTTCGGAAGAAGGGTGGTGAGGTAGCCGTACACCTTGGTCTTGAGGTCAGAACGAAACGCGGAGGCGGTTGTCTGCCCGAAGTACCTGTTTGGGTTGCTGATCCGCATGTACTTGAACAGGTCACCCGCGACCGCTTCCAACCCTGTCGCCTCAAGGGCAGAGTTGAACTGAAAGCCCGCATCGTTTCCCGTCACGGGGAGGTCAGAACGGGACAGCAACGCCACCAAGAGTGCGGACACGATAGCGTCAGCCACAGGGCCAGGGAAAGACACCACCATTGAAGCGGACACGGGGGAGAAGTCCCCATTCAAGTGCTGTGGCACTACCGTCGAACCCACTACCCCGCGAGTAGTGGCGTCGTTGAGGTAGAACACGGGGGAGAAGTCGTAGTAGGGGTCGGTTACAGTTCCCGTGCCATGCCGTGCGGTAGCCGTGATGGTATCAGCCACCTGCTTGGACACAGCGCGCACCGTCACCGTGTAGGTGGTGGGTTGGCTCGCAGCCCCATTCAACCGAAGCGCACCTACCACCTCTCCGTCTGCCGTGGGTTGGGAGGTGAAGTCCCCCGTGTAGGGCAAGAGGTTCTTGGGGATGACCACCATGAAGTTCTGCCCACCCGTCATGGTGCTGAACAGGGTGTTCTTCACAAAGAAAGATCGCCCGAAGTAGTGCTTGCCCCCGCTGTCGTTCTGCAAGCGGGTGAGTTCCGACAGGGGGAGCGGGGTGGTCGTCTGCGTCGTGGAGAAAAAGGCGTAAGTGGCGTCGGTGTTGATTGTCTCGGTTGTCGCAGGTATCTGCCCGACCACACCAAAGACCACGGAGTCCAAGCCCCCGTACACCCGAAGGGGGGCATTCGGGAGCGCAGGGTCGGTAACGACGTACCGTTTGCGGGCGGTGCCGCTTGCGGCGTTGGACTTGGGGTCGGGGCCGTCAGCCCACACGAGCAGCCCGTTCGGTTCCGTACACACGTCAACGATGAACCCGTTGGGAGCAGGGCCAGCCGAACCTATGAACGCTTGACCCCCCGCAGGCATCTGCCACTCCACAAGGGCGTATTCGGCATCTGCGCCTGTTGTGAGATTCACGCCGAGGGTGTTGAACCTGTTGAGGAGGGTGCGAGACGCACCGTAAGTGACGGTTACCGGAACAGGTGTCGGATAAGGCTGCGAGTCCTTCGCAAAGCCCCCGAAGAACCTGCAAATAGCGACCACCAACTCGATCATCTTGTAGAGGTCGGTCACCTGCACCGACAGGTAGAAATAGACCGACAACACCGCAGAGGAAGGGGAGAACACGGGGCGTTTCGGGTCAGAGGTGTCCACATAAGCAGCAAGCATCCTCCGTTGAAACGCGGTGTATCCCCCGACCAATTGATTGAACGGGTACACGACCCGCGCCGTGTCCCCCATGTACAGGTACGCCCCGAGGTTGCGGAGGTCTTGAATGAACGCCCGTATCTCGTTGATAATGGCCTCTACGAGCGACCGAATGGGGTCAAGCAGGCCAACAACGAACGCCTTGATGGTGTCCAACACCGCTTGGAGAATGTTCAGCGCGTCAATGAGGAGTTCAAGAACTCCGTCCGCAGCCTCAAAGACAGGCTGCACAGGCTCCAACAGTTTCGTGAGGTCGATGTCAGCGGGGAACCACGTCCCGAGTGCGTCAGCCACGGGTCACCCCTTCTTCGCTTGGAGGGCACGAGCCTTCTCCACCTTGGCAAGTCCCACGCGCAGTTCGGCCACCGCCCGCACGTCTTTCTCGATCTGTTGCTCAAGGAGGGGCACGAGTTGCTTGAGCAGAACCTTCTGCCGTGCCGCGAACGGGTGCTCCACTTCGACACCCTCGGGCATGACCGACCACTTGCCAACGGGCACGCCTCGTTCCTCAAGCAGTTGCAGGACTTCTTCGCGGGTCACGCTCACCTCGTAGGGGCGGGGGGTATAGGCAAACCTTACCACCCGCCCCTCACAGGCTACGAGCCAAGCCCCTTCTTCAACAGGAGCAACTGCCGCTGTGCTTCTACCTGTGCGGGGAGTGTCGCCCTCGCCCGAGCGAGGGCTTGCAGGCTCCCGTTCACACGGTCGGCACGGAACACGACCCACGAATACCGCAGGGCACGGAAACGGTCGTCGTTGTCGAGCACGTCGTTGATGAGGTCGGGGAGCACGGGACGCCCCGTACCGTTGGCAAGGTCAGCGTAGGGCATGGGAAGGCCCACGGGAGTCTCGCTGTCGAGCCGCGTGTCGAGAACCCAAAACCTCCTGTCCAATACAGAAAGACAGTCAGAAGTGTTGGCGAAAGGTGCGAAGTTCACAAGCCCGATGAGGGACACGAGGAACTGATTGGAGATGACACCCAACCCGTCCGTGGGGGAGGTCGGGCTTCCCACGTCCTCGATGTGGTTCTCGGCTTGGAACGTGTAGTAGTCACCACCCTTGTTGTTCTCGTATGCCCCGCTGATTTCTTCGATCCACGAGAGCATACGCTCGCGCATGAACAGGACAAGTTCAGTCGCGTCCTGCGAGAACACCGACGAGGGCCGGATGATGCGGTAGCCGAAGGGCTGAATGCTCTTGTTCGCGTCGATGCCCGTGCGTGCCACGAAGGACGTTCCCACACTCGCCGCCGTGGGGCGAAGTGCCTGTTGTCCCTCACGCCCATCACCCGTCAGCGCAGAACCATGCACGGTAGGAAGCACGACGTACTCCCACCCCCCACCTCCGTACACCACGTCGTCCGAGCCGTCCTCGGCACCACCTCCGAAGCGAGACGCCCCGTTCACCTCAAGCACGGTGGGCGAAGAAGGATCGGCCACGACACGGTAGAAGCCACGGTTGTCGTCCAACGGGTCGGGGAGTCCTGCGATGTACTCCGCGAGGCGCGTGTCTACACTTTGGTCGCCAACGGGGCGTGCGCCCATCTCCTCGGGGTCAAAGAGGGTGCCCGCAGGGTCTACGATGATGTAGTCCCCCGCCTTGACCCCTGCCGTCGTGTAGTCCACGGTAGGGTCGGTGTCCGACAAGAAGTTGAACGCCGTTGCTTGCCCACCTTCTGTCGTGAGGGGGTTCGTGTAGTCCACAGGGCGGTCGAGCACCACTTGATCGGTGAGAAGGTCGAGAAGTTGCTCGCAGGACTGTTCGTGCGGCACGGGAGCCTGCCGCAAGTAGACCTCAAACGCCTCCCCTCCCGACAAGGTAGTGAGCAGGCCAGGACGCCTCAACCGCAGCGTCACCGCGTCCATTACCGCTTCGACCTCGGCTTCTTCCACAAGGGTGCCCGTACTGTCGAGCAGCCGCAGCACATCACCCGCGTGAATGTTGGTCACGGCACTATTGAACGCACCGATGTTCGTCGCCGCACCGTAGAGTGCGGTGTCAGCCACGAGTTCTCGCGTGTTGGTGTCGTAGGTGTCGAGCACGCCACGCCGCGTCTCGTAGACAGGCTTGAGCAGTTCCAAGTTGCCGACGAGTTTCTGCTGTGCCTCGTGGAACCTCCGAATACGGCGCACATAGAAATGCACCGTCTCCCCCACAGCAGGAGGAACCACGAAGTAATCTTGGTAGTCGCGCACGCCCACGAAGGACGGGTCGGGCACCGAGTAAGCAGCGGCCACGACATGCGGAACCGTCTGCCCCAAGTCCCCTACGGGGAGAGGGAACGATGGCTCAAGGAACACACCCGAGAGCGCGACGAACCCCGAGATAGTGGGGGCCACGAGGTCGTCTCCGAACAGGAACTTGTCGCCAAGGAGCAAGCAGGGGAGCACCCCCGCCGTCGCCACCGCGCCCCCGAAATGCACGGTGTCCCAATCAATGTCCCCCACGTCGAGGTACGCCGCCACGCCCGTAGGGGTGGGGGCCGCACTTGAGGGGTACACCACACGGTCACGCTCGGTGTAGAACGCCGTGCTGTCTTCTCCCGTGGGCACGTTCACATACAGGTTCGGGAAGAACTTCGGCCCCGAGTCCCGCAACAAGTTCCCCGCTGTATCGGTGTACGTCACGCTGTACGGGACGGTGGGTGTGGCAGGATCAATGTAGAGGGTTGACCCAAGGGAGAGTGCAACCACCCCTCCCACCGTGCTCTTACCCGTGGAATCAAAGGTGTACCCGACGCAGTTGTTCTCGGGGAGCGCGTCTCCGAGTTTCCGCAGCGGCAAGTAGTACATGCCCGAGACACGGGTGCCCTGCGTGACCGCCGTGAGGAACGTGCCCTGTGTGATGGCGACACCCGTTCCGTCGTAGTACGCCGTCAACGCGAAGGTGGTGCCCGTTATCCCCGTGTAGTCCGCGGAGTAGACCGCCGTGGGGTCAACCTCCCATTGCAGGAGTGTGGTGTTGTACGTTGCAACCACGGGCTTGAGGATGAAGTAGACCCTCCCTGCACTCGGGAACGCATGGCCCGTGGGCGACCCCGTGACCGAAATGAGCGTGTCCACCGTGAGGTTCGTGTTCCCACCCCCCGCGTCTACTGTCGCCGTCACTTGCGGGAAGGTGAGGTCAATGGCCCCCTCAACTCCTGCCATGACGGAAGTACCCGTTGCAAGGCTGTAAATAGCGGTGCCGTCAGCAGCCGCACCGTTCGTGGGCACCGCATGGCGCACCAAGTAGGTGCCCGTCTTGACCGCAGCGGTGCCACTCGGCCCGCCGTCCACCACCACAATGTCTCCTGCCTGCACGTTCTCAACAGCACCGGAAGTCACGGTGGTGTCCTGCAACCACGCCCGAGAAAGACCCGGTGCAGCACCAATGCGGTCGTAGTTCGTGCCTTCGCCCTCAAGAATGATGCTCGCCTTCTCGGCATCCGAGGACGGAACCGCAGAGAACTTGAGGCCCGCGAGGTCAGCCCCCGAGAGCGGAAGGTTCCCATTCGCCTCCCACGACATGACCTTGATGGTGCCTTGCTCGTCTCCTGCCCCTGGTGCCGAAGCAGCGGTGAACGTCCCCACATACGGAAGAAGGGTGGCGGGGTCGATGCGCGTGAGGAACGAGAACGGAAGCCCCCCGTTTACGGAGGACGGGGCATTGACCGTGCAGCCCGCCACCGAGGGAGAGCCGACCGTTATCTCGTAGACTGCGAGCGTCGTCTCGACGGTAACCCCTGCGGTGGGGGTGACGGTGCCGCGAGGAGCCGCCGTGACAAGGCTTATGTGCTCGCTGAACGTGAGCCTGTCGCGCTCAACCGCTGCGGTGGTCGTCCCCGACGCCGCACCCACGGCCAGCCCCGTTATGGCGGCGGTAGCCGTGTCTCGGTAGGCGTCAGCCGTGAGGGTCACGTCGTAGAACAACCCCGAGTTCGCCACCGAGGACAGGTTTCCTGCGGTGAACACAACGATGCTGGTGTCGCGCACGTTCGGGGGCGCAAGTGCGAGGGCCACACCTGCGGGAGCCGAAACGGTGCCCCAAGCGGTCGGGTCGGAGATAGCGATAGCCTCAATGAGCACACCCGTGGTCGGGTCGTAGACCCGAAGAACAAGCGTGTTGCCCGTTCCCCCAAGACCAAGGAAGCGGTTGTAGCCACCCGTGCCGGGAACGGTGCCTGTCCCATCTGCAAGCACCACAGACCCGAGAGACGAGAAGTCGAACGTCGTCTGAACCACGCCGGGAACAGGCACGGACGAAGTGACCTTCACCCCCGCAGAGCCACCAAGCCCCGTCTGACTGACCGCGTTCGTTACGGTGTACTTGACGGGTGTGCCTACAGTCGTGGGGGTGATGAACCGAGGAACCTCGACACTCGATCCGCTCGCACCACCCGTGACTGCACCGACAGAGAGCACGCCCGTGACCCCCACGGGGAGTTGGTTCGTCTCCATGAGCAGGAGGTCGAAGGGCCGCACATCTCCGATAGCGGAACGGTTGGTGTATGCACCCGCCGTCGCCACGGGGGTCAAGTCCCGCGACGTGTAGAGAGTGGCAGGGCTGTGTGTCCCCGACCACATGGACACAAGCACGCTGCCGTCTGCGCCTACCACCTCGTCGGGGTAGATAGCCTTCCACGTCTGCTGCTCGGCCACAGGAGCCGAAAGCGGGAACGGGAATCCCACCATCGTGTCCGCACCGAAGAACGCCCGAGTCTCGCTCGCCACCTGTCCGAGGAGGTTCAGTTCGGTGATGGTCGTCGCCAAGTAAGGGATGGACACGTCACCGCTGTCATCCCGCGCTTGCCCGAGAAGCGCAGGCAGTTGAGCAGGCAGGACGCGGGTGTTGGTGAACGCCACGTCACCCTCAATAGGAAGAAGCGGAGAGGGCGGCTTCTGCCCGAGGATTTCCTTGAGGCCGAGGTTCGGGTCGTCCCACGAGGGCAACGTCATGTCCCGAAGTTCAGAGTTCTTGTTCGCAACGATGAGGTCGAAGTAGTTGCGATACTGCGGGAGAAGCGCAGCAAAGGTCGTTGCCTCTGCAACCGTAGGGGGGTCAGAGAAGGCCGTCGTCGTGAGGTTCCGTGTCGGGGGTACGACGTAGATGGTGTCGCCCTGCGTCGGAGAGAATGTCCCACCCGTCTCGACCACGAGAATGTCGGCAGCATTGATGGAGACGATGCTCCCACCACCGCTGCTCTCCTTTCCAAGGACGAGCACTACACCGTTGACCACCTGCTTGACGTAGATGCACGGGTAAACCGTGCTGTCCGTCGTGATGCTCCCGAAGAACGACCCAATGGGATTGGCCCCGTCCCCGAGGGTGAACGTGTCACCGTTCGGCTGACCGTAAGCAAGGGCTTGCCCCGCCGCGAAAGCAGGAGTGGACAGGTCGGGGTCACCCGACATGAGGTCGAACAAGTCCCCGCCGTTCGACACGAGTTGCGTGGTGTCGGGCAACCCCGTGTCGGGGTCAAGCGGGAACTGCGAGAACGCGAGCGGGGTGGCGACAACGGACGGCTCGGAAGGCCCGCCCAACTCGGGGAACCCCGTGGCCGAGTACGCCCATATGCGTGCTCGTGCGTCACGCGGACGGAAGTATGAGTCGTTCACACCCTCGATGACACCGAGGGCGGGGTTGCTGATGACCGCCGTGGGCGTGTTGAAGGTGCTGACAAGGGCTTTCTTCGTCGTCCCTGGCTCATCCCCTGGCACGTTGCCGAGGCTACCAAAGGTGTAGTAGCCCTTGTATCCGAGGTCGAGGTTGGCTTGCAGGCCAGGCAAGGTCGTAGTGAACGCCTTGGTGCGCTCGGGGAACAACCGCGAGAACGGGTGAGGTTCCCACATGGGCTGATACTTGCCCTTCATGTCGAGCGTGGGGAGGAGTGCCGCAGAGAACATGGCCCAAGTGGGGCTGTTGAACCCGATGAGCAACACGTCGTCCATGTCGTTGAGCACGCGAAGGTCTTGCTTTTCCACATAGTACGAAAGCGTGAACGGGCTGGGGGTCGTACCGTCCACGGCCCCTTGTCGGTTCGGGTCGGTGCTCTTTCCCGTGGCGGGGTCAACGATAGGGTCGGCCTCCGTCACGAGAAGGTCGTTCGGGTTGTAGGAGGTGAACACCTCTGCCCACACGAGACGGTTGTTCAAGTCGCCCGAGAAGGCGTCCTCATAGCCGGGAGGGGGGTAGAGCACCCCCCGTCCGACGAAGAACTTGAACTTCCCGTCGCGGTCGCCAATGATGCGCCCGTCGATGTTCTCGACCACTTGCTCAAAGTCAACGATGATTTCGTTGTAGAACGACAGGAACACCCGCGCCGCACGGTCTTGGTCGCGCAAGTCCTGCACCTGCCCGCGCACACCGAAGGCACCTTGCTTCGACAGAGTGGTGGAACCGGGGCTGAACAGGCTCGGCCCGCCCGAGGCGGCTTGGGCCTGCACGCGCCCGAGGGCTATCTGTGCCACGTCTCCGAGGTACGCCTGCAACGGGGCGACTTGCATGTAGAACGAATCGGGGGCCGCGAACGAGTACGAGGCGACAAGCGTGCGTCCGAGGTAGCCATTCTCCGTGGTGGGGTTGACCCGCACCTTCATTTGCGCCGAGTACGTCGGCAGCACCACGGCATTGTCCTGCAACTGCGGGCCAATGATGTTGGCCGCGTAATAGGTCATGACGAGCCGCTGTGCGGGCAGGAGGTTCGGCGTGAGTGGGGCCTTGAGGTTGATTTCTCCCTTCGCAGGCGTGGCCGTGTAGTCCACGCTCTCCACAAGGGTGCGCCCCGGCAGCGGGTTACCCTCGTCGTCCGTCTCCCCGTAGAGCACCACCTCGACTGTCTCGTAAGGGAGCCACGGTTTGAACTCAAAGCGCGTCGGGAGGTTCGGGTACACAGGGCGCGACGAGAATGCGACGAACTCTCCGTCAAGCAAGGACAAGCCCGTAGGTGCAGGGTTGTTCACACGCACTTGCGTGTACCTACCCTCCACGACGAGTTCGCTCCCCACAATGAGGAATGGGTAGCCCCCCACTTCCAACAGGTGCCCTCGCAGGGCCACCTTCGTGTAGTCCCCCACGAACGTGAACGTCGTGTCTCCCCGATTTACGGGGAGGTAGACCGCCGAGGGGAACGAGAGCAGAAACCCCGCGTTGCCCCCGCCCACTACAGGGTCGTTCGGGTCAACGACGAGGGCCACGGGCACCGACGACAACTGCGAAGAAGCGTCATTGGCGGGGGCGCGGCTTCCCACTTCGTTTTCGGGGGTGGGCCACACAGTCACGGAGGTGAGTGCCGTAGTGCCGTCGTAGGACGTAGCCTTCGTGTAGAAGGCGATGCCCCCAATGACAAACAGGGTGCCCACCGAGAACTCTGCGGTACGGTCGCCCTCGACGGTGAACGTGTCCTGCCCCGCTTCCAAGTAGAAGGGAGGGCGGTAAACGGGCGTCACGGAGGTCGAGTAGGTCTGCTCTCCCCCCGAGGCTTCCAAGACCGCGTAGTTGAGGCGCACCTGCTTTGCGGGGTTCACGGAGTACGAGAACAGGAGCGAGTTTCCCGACACGCTCACGTCGCTCTTTCCCCCGTAGTTCTGCAAGTTCGGGCCAACCCACACCGACGCGGGGAACGCCGTGTCAACAGTCTTCCCCGAGGGGTTGAACGTGTACTCGGTCGGGGTGACTGCGGTGGCAACCTCCAAGCGCACGATGTTGGAGAGGTACTCGATGATGGGCACGGGCAAGCCCGCAGAATCCACGACCACCGTGCCGTCCGTGTTGGCTTGGTAGTAGCGAGCCTCGACCACCTGCCCTGTACGAAGGGGGAACTTGAAGAACACCCCGCCCGTCAGAGGGGACACCTGCACGTCGGTGTTGAGCACCGTCTGCTCGACCAAGTAGAGCGTACTACTTGTGTAAGAGGTGGCGTCCGCGCTTGAAATAACGACCTCGCCCGTCGAAGGGTCAGCCTGTGCTGCCCCTGCGGGAATATCGGAGGTGTTGTCGAGCACCTCGTCAAACACGACGTTCGTGCCTGCGTTCACGAGGAGCGTCGTGGTGCCGAACCGCAACTGCCCTGCAACGGCAGAGGAGGGGAGTCCGTAGTAGACCACATCACCGACAATAGGGGGTGTGGGGAACGATGACACGCCAATGAGCGTGGCCCCCTCGTACACGGTGCCGCCAACACGGAGCCGAAACGCTCCGGTCGTGAAGTGCGGGTTCGTGGTCGGAACCTTGAGGCCCGAGGACGCGAGCACCCCGAGCACGAACCCCTGCTGAATGTACGTCAGCGTGGCGGTCGGGTCGTTGTGGCCCACTCCGAACCGAAGTGACACGTTTCGGTCAGAAGCAAGCGCATCAGCCAAGTACGCCGTGAACAGGCCCGTGCCACCACTCGCCACCGTTCCGAGGGGAGAGAGCAGCCGCACGCTGAACACCTCGTCCGACAGGTAGACGAAGGGTGTGAACTGCACGTCCGCGACAATGGACGGGTCGTACACCGAGGTCGGGTAGCCCGAGAACACCTCCCACGAGACGTAGGGCAGGTTCTCGGTCGGCCCCGCCCCCACCGGAAAGGAAACATCGGGAGAGAGGAGCAGGACGGACGGGTCGGTGGTGGAAATTCCCGTCACGACGTAAGACCCGAGGGCTTCCCCATTCCGAATGGCAAGACGGTAGCCTTCGGGGGTTGTGGTGCCGAGCGTGACCGCCCAATCCGACACGTTGAGGTCAGAGAACTCGACCGAACCCGCCGCGAAAAATCCTGCACCACCCTGTCCGACTTCGGGGGACACGGGCGTAGAAAGGACAACCTGCCCTGCGCCCCCGTTGTCGGGGAACAGGAAGTCGGTGCCGTTCACGAGCGTGGTGTAGGCTCCTCCCGGCAAGCGCAGTTGCAGCCCGAAGTCCGTGTCGAGCATGGCGTCAGCGTCGAGTGTCTCGGGAACGACCGAAGTGTGGCCGAGCGCAAGGAGAGCCGTGGGGGACTGCACCGAGAGGGTGCCCGAGGCATACGTCTCCAACCACGCGAACCGCCCGAGGTCGAACTCGTAGAGCAGTTGGTCGTAGTTCTTCAACCGCTCGACGTTCAGAAACGCCGTAGTGACGTAGTGAACGTCGGGGGCAAAGCCAGGGATGTCGAGCAGCGGGGGAAGGTTAACGAGGAACGTGGGCGTGCTCGGAATGCTCTCGGTCACAATCTTGTTGGTGAACCGACCCGTGGCCGTGAAGTCCGGTTCCGTACCCGTGCCGTCGAGGTTGAGCGGCGAGCGATACACCCCGAACGACGCCCCGTTGTCGGGGAGCCAACGGTAAGTGGTGCCCGAAAGGTCAACCTTCCAACCGGGGAGAAATCCGAGCGCAGCCTGTCCCGTAAGGTCATCGGGGTCAGCGTTCCATCCGACTTCGACCATGCCCCCCGTGAGGTTCGCGGAAGAAATGACGACGCGCCCCCGCACCGCCGTCGCCGTGCCCGTGCTCCCCGCCGCCGTAATGGCCACTTGAAGGTCAGCCGCCACCTGTGCAGCGGTAAGCGTGTCCCCCGTAAGCGAAGAAGCCCACGTCACCACCACGCCGTCAATGGCGAAGCGCATGGTATCCGTAGTCGTGAGTGTGTACGGCTCCGTGACCCGCGAGTAGACCCGTGCTTCTTCTGCGTAGGTCGCGGGCGTCACGTCGGCTTGTTGGAAGTAGACCTTCTCGCCCGTCATGCCCGCACGCTTGAACTGCACCCGCGAAAGCGTGCTCGTGACCGCTTGACGAGAAACCTGTCCGAGCGTCTTGCTCATGGTGAACGAGAGGTTGGTCAAGTCCTCGTCGTACTCGACCACCTCCAACGTCTCCAACGCCCGCGTCGGCGTGAACAGGAAGGTGTCGCCAATGCCCTCAACGGTACGGGTCAGCCCCGTGTCGTCTCCGTTGACCCGCGTAGTCGGGTTGCCTCCCGAAAGGTCGGGCAACATGCCCGAGCCGTTCGGCGTGTACCGGATGCCCGAAATGCCGGGGAACGGCAGCGGCTCCGCGAGAGGGACGTACATATCCCCCGTCAGCGTCACCGTGGTCGGCGTGCCCGTGCCATCTACAAGTTGAGTGGGGGCCTTTGCGGGAAGGGGCCGCGTATTCAGCGACACACCGTCGAAGAACACCCGCGTCTGCAAGTACGGGAGTTCGTACCCCGCTGCGCTTGGCGTGGCCTTGTCCACGTCGTCTTGAGCAAACACGAGTTTGCCCGTGGTGCGCGACCACGCGAAGTAGCCCGAGGTCAGACCCGAGGGGGCGGGGAGGTCGGCATCGGTGTCACACGCCACGGGAGACAGGTGCGTGCGGAACCCAAGCCGCACCATCGGCCTGTCAGTCGAGCCGGGAATGGGAGAAAGAAACAGGGGGTCAAGGTTGGCCGTCTTGAGATAGCCGAGGTTGCCCTCGCTGCCCGCCACGAATGTCTCACCGTTGTACCACACCGTCTGCCCTGCATTGAGGGCGACGAAGACAGGGTTGAACTGCACCTTTCCGTTCGTCACGCCCACGATAGCGTCGGGGGACGGCCCGCTGAACGGGTAGGGGCTGGTTGCCGCGTCAGCGTCAGCCACGACTTCTACGAGTGGGGCGACGGAGGTGGCGTCGGGAACCATGCCAACGCGAACGAGGGCATACTCATCGGAGTTCGACGGGTTGCTCGGGAGGTAGTCCCCCACCGCGAACCGTGACGGCTTCGGCCCGAGCGTGTAGGTCGTGTCGGCGGTGAGCGGGCCAAGGTCGAGAACAGGCTGTCCCTTGAGGGGTGCCCAACGGTTGCTCTGACCATCCCACCCAAAGCGCGTGAGAGCCGCGTCGTTGCGCGTCCACCAAAAGCGCGTCCGAGCAAGCACATACTCAACGGACGAGATGGTGTCGCCACGGTCGGAGGAGAACCCACCGTCCAATGCCGTGAGCGTAGCCGCGTCGAGCACGACCTTGCCTGTCGTCATGTCTTGCGAGGCGAACACCGCCGTGATGGTGGTTCCCGTGTCCCCCCGCTTGAGGTCAAGCAGCGTGACGGAGTAAAGGCTGCGGTTGCCCACGTCCTTCACGGTGAAGGTGTCGGTGCCGTCCGTGTAGGTGGCAGGCAAGGGGGACTGCGTGACCGTGAGCGTTCCTGCTACCGCCGAAACGAACGCCGTACTGCCTTCGATAGCGTAGTCGGGCGTCTCAACCGTCGTAAGGGAGCCGTTGTTCGCCGCCCACAACAGGTATTCGGCCCCCGCGTCCGAGCGCAGAAGAACTGCTGCGCGGTAGGCGTCCGCGAACGGCTCGGGAGGACGACCCGTAGGCGCAAGCCCCGACGTGTAGCCCGTGAGGGTCTTATGGTCGCGGTCTACGCCCGAAGTGGCTTCACCCGTGCTCTGCGCGTTTCCACCCGCCACGCGGGGCGGGCGCAGGACGTAACCGTCGAAGTCGAAGCCCATGAGTTTAGACCACCTTTGAGGTACTGCTGCCCCACGCAGCGGAGGGGGAGGGGATACCCGTTACGATACCGGGAACAGGCGACGTTCCCGTAAACGCGAGGGCCGCAAGTCCCGAACCCACGCCTCCCGCGAACTGCAACGCGACAGGCCCTCCGACACCGACTGCGTTGAGATTTGCGAGAAGAAGGTCTGTGAGGAGTTTGGCGTTTGCAGAGGTCACCTTGCTCAAGTCCGTACCCGCACCGACGCCGATAGACACCCCCGTGTAGCCCGCCGACACATTGAGCGCGTTCGCCACCCCTATGCCAATCGCCGCTGCTGCGAACTGTCCCGTGTTCCCGAGGATGCTGACTGCTGCGGTCGCGGCGTTCACGGGCAAGGGTTGTGGAGGAAAGAACAAAAACGCGCTTGGGGTGTTGTTGACGGTGCCTCCCCCCGCCGTGCCTGTCGTGACCCCCGTGAGCGTAATGCCTCCCGCACGCACCCATTGCTCGACAGAAAGCCCCACCGCAGCCGCGATCTGCGCCCAAACAGGGCCGTTAAGATTGGCCGCACCTGCGACGAGAATGGCGTTCGTGACGTTCGGGGCGAAGACAGGCATTTAGTTGATACGCACTTGCGGGACGCCGAACGTGCCCCCCATCCAAAAAGGCTTGCCCGTCACCGCGTCGATGCACCCGTCCGAGAGCACGGCTCCTGCAAGGGGGGTGATGACGTTCATGTTGATGGCAGGAGCCGTCACGCTCACCATTCCTGCCGAGGCTACGTCCACGGTCGCACTTCCCGAGAGGGTTGCGCTACCTGCGGTGGCCACCACTTGCACGGTGGGGCCTGCGAGGTTGGCCGAGAACGGGTTGACCTCCATGACCGAGGTGTAGGGGCCGACGATGAACTGCAACGCCCCCGTCCCCGTCGTGACCGTCTGACTGCCAATTCCGAACGTGCGGGTGAGGTTCCCCGTCCCGAAGAACTCGTTACGGTTGCCCACAAGCATGTTGTAGTTGTCCGCGGTCTGCCCTGCAAGCAGGGGGGTGACGAACACGGTGTTCCGTGCAGGGCCATTCGTCGGGAGGCTGTTCTTCGGCCCCGAGAAGGTGAAGTCGGCGCGACCCATCGAGTTCAACACGACGGCATTGCCACTCATGTTGAGGCCGTTCCCTGCCTCGATGGTGACCCCCGTGCTCGCCTTCACGTTTACTTGGTTGGTGTTGTTGATGGCCACGGCGTTGCCGCTCACGGTGACGGTGCCCGTGGCGGTGACGCTCGTGTTCGTTGCGCTGTCGAGCAGGAGTCCTGGCTGCGTGGTGGAGGAGGACGCCTGCGTGATGTTCCCGCCCGCACGGACGACCACACCCCCTTGTGTGGAGGACACCTCGACACCCACGTTGTCGGTGTCTCGGCCCGCCGCCGACCGAAGGGCCACACTCTGCTTGGAGGAGAAGTCGAACGGGCCTGTACCCGTGTCAAGGCGCAGACCATTGGCGAAGGACACCTCCGCGTCCTGCACCGCGAGTCGAAGCCCACCACCCTTGGTGATGCCCATGAACGACTGCTGTGTGGAGTCGTCGGGGTTCCGCACCCGCAAGAGGGCCGCAAGTTGCGCGAGCAGCCCCTCATCCGTCAAGGTTGCGCTATTCACGAGCGCGGGATCGCTCGTGTCTCCGCTAAACACCTGTGCGGCGAGAGGTTGGCTGTAGAGGGCCGTCTCTGACCCAAAGGCATCGTTTCCAACAACGGTTCCGAGGACGAACTCCACGAAAGGCGCGTTGGGAGAGGCTGCGGCGGGGCTGTTTGCGGTGCTCGGGGTCAACGGCAGGCGGTCGAGGTCGAACCCGTCCGTCTGCTCCGACACAGGGAGGGTGCCGTCCGAGGTATGAGAGACTTCAATGCGGTACTCGGTGAGCGTCTCCACGTTGCTGTCCGCAATGGCGGCGTTCTCCGTGGAGCCACGGGCCACACGGTAAAAGGACTTGCCCCCGTACACGGCGTCCGACACCGGAGGTTCTTCGTAGAGGTTTCCGTCACTATCTACGAACAGACCTCGGTTGAGCAGCACGAACGGGTCGATGTTGGTGCCGTAGTAGAGGCCCGAAGCCGCCGTCCCTGTCTCGGTACGCTGAAACAGGGGATCGGGAGTGAGGCTGAACGGCGTGTCGAGCGCAGACAAGTCGCCCTCGGAGAGGGTGTTCCCCGCACCGTCCCGCTGCCGTGCTGATGCCCAATCCTTCCCGTCATTGAACAGTTGCCGAGGAAGGAGCCTCGCGTCCCGTTGTACCATGCCCCCGTACACGCGGAAGCCTGCACCTGCGTGGAACTGCTGCAAGGAGCGCACGAGCAGGGCTTGGTCTTGGTCGCGAAGAATGACCTCGTTGCCACGACGATTCGTGAGGGTCGCGCTCTCGTCAAGCACAAGGTCGGCACCCTGTGACGAGGAGACAACGGCGTGGCCTGGGGCCATGTGGCGCAACTTGTGTCGGTGTCGCCCGACGATGCCCTCGGTCTTGGCTGCAAGTGCGGGGGTGTACGGCAGTTCCTCGGGGTCGAAGGACGCCGCAGTCTCCCAATTATAGCCGAGAATGCTCCCGCCCGGAGGAAGCCACGAGACAATGTACGGCTGACGGGTGAACCCGCTTTCCTTCGGGGAGTACCCGATGATGCACACGTCGTCCGTCTCGGGCATGATCCCCATGAACGAACGTCGGCCCATGTGCGGGAACGTGATGGGGACATTGGAGTAAGGCTTCTTCGCGCCAGGGCCAAGCGTAAGCAGGTTGACCGTCATGGCCGCGTAGTCCACCGACTGAACCCGAGCCAACACGAGCGGGTACGAGTCCTTGCCCCCGTCTGCTGCGGTGGTCTTGAGGGTGCGCGGCTTGAGTTTGAGGCGCACCTCGGAAGCAGAAACGACCTTGTTCACAGGGGGGGCCATGCACTACTCCTACTTGTCGCCGCCCAAGAGCGTGTTGGTGAACTGTTCTGCGAGAGACGAATAGGACGGGTCAAGTGCTTGCCCCGACATGGCATCCCGCGATTGCTGCCAAGCCTTCGCCTTGAGGCGTGCTTCCGAAAGCAAGAACTCGTTCACGTCTGCGTGGGTCTGCAACTGAACATACTCCCCCGTAGAGGCGAGCAGGTACGTCTGTGCGTCCGTCACCTTGCAAGAGCATGGTGACGGGTTGGTGGTCGGAATCTCTATGTCTGCGAGGCGAGCAGGCACGTTCGCGCTGTACTGCGTGCTCTGCCCGTAACTCTGTGCCTTGGCGATGAGGTTGGTGAACACCGTGGGATCGTCAAGCGTCACACCACCCTCCACGCTGTCCGCTGCTGCCGTGAGGAGTGCGCCCTGCTGTGTCGAGTCGAGTTCCTTGAACGCAAGGGACAAGTTGCCGCTGTTCTTCGCGAGCGCGAGGTAGAACGACTCAATGGCCGTGAGGGTCGTGGTGTCCGTGGAGATGTCCCCAAGGAGTGCCCGCGAGGAGAGTTTCAACCCGTCCACGGTAGTCTCCCGAGAGGAGCGCATGATTTGGTCGAACGTGGCAGCGGTCAAACCCCGTCCGTATCGCTGCGCGCCCACGACCTCGTATCCGCGTGCGTCACTCACGGGAAACACGGGGGTGAACGTCCGTTGGTTGGCCTGCTTTGCGATGGTGATCTTCACCTCACCCGTGGGGTTGACAGGAGGTGTGTAGGGAAGCCCGAGCAGGGAGGCGTAGTTCTGCAAGAAGGCGTTACGGCCCTCGTACATTTCGTTGTAGATGGCCGTCATGGCTTCTGCATCGTATCCCACAGTTCCGCTCAACTGCTTGGCGGCTTGCTGCATGGCCGTCAGAACAAGGTTGTAGAACAAGGCGGCACCTTGGGCGAGGCTGCTGCACAGCAACCGTGTACCACGCGACTCGGAGGTCGCTTCGGGTGCATTCTTCTTTCCCGTGAAGTTGGCCTTCACCGTCTTGTTGAGGTCGAGGGTGGCGTTGTCTGCGGCCTTGACCTTCTGCGTCACGTTGGGCAGGTGTCCGTAGTACTCAAGGGCAGCACTCACCTGCTCGTAGTAGGTCTTTCCCGCAGACGTGCCCGAGGTGATGGTCGCCGCTTGTAGTGCCGCACGGGGGCGCGTGCGGGTGCTGTTCTCGTAGAGGTTCTCCGCGATTGCGGCGAGAACCTCTACGTTGATTTCGTCGTAGCGTTCGCGCACCGTCTTGTCGGACATGCCCGAAGTAGCCCGCAAGAGGTAACTGTTGAGCATGTCCGTGATGGACGCCTGTGAGGGTTGGGACAGGTTTGCCCCAAGGTCGCTACCGTCAGCGGCTCGCACCACGAGGGAGTCAATGGTCAGCGAGTGCCCTGCAAACGTGACGAAGTGTATCTCGGAGGTCGGCACCGTCATTTCGGGAGTGCTGACCGCAAGTGCGGTGTCCGTCGTGTACTCCCCCGCCTTCGGCACGTCGAACTGAAGAACCTTGAGGCCAGCCATAGGCCGCAGCGTGCCGTACTTGACGGTGCCCGCAAACTCCACTTCCGCTATGTCTGCGAAGTCCGCGCTGATGATGTCCGTGCCGTCCTCGGTTTCGTAGATGGGGGTCTGCCCTACGTTACGCCCCACGGCTTGAGCGTCCCCTCCCCACACAGAAGGAAGGGTCGTGACCCCGCTCGCGGCGACTGCGGCCACCCTCGCACCCTTGCTTCCCCATGTGTCCAATGCCTTGCTGACACCTTGGGACGCTGCAATCTGCGAGGGCGTGTTCGTGCCTGCCATCATGGCATCGACAATCGGCTTGTAGTAACCCTGTCGGAGAGTGGACACGGTGGCACTCACGCCGTCGTCGTAAGTGGCGTAGTTCTTGACGGGGTTCCCCTTGTTGTAGTTGAACGCTGTGGCCCCTGCCTTTCTCCAAGTGGTGTTGAGCGGGTTGTAGAGTGCCTTTGACCCCCCCGTACCACCCTCTTGTGCGGCCCATGCCGCAAGAAAAGCCCTGTTGTTCGCGGTGTTGGGGACACCGATCCCCGTGAGGACTTTCGTATAGTAGGCTTCGGTGTCGTCCCGCGACACGGGCTTGAGAGACGACATATCGCCACCCGTGGCCCGTTCAGCAGACCGCTCGGTTGCAGCGGGTACGGAGGCGGTGGGAGAAGGGGGCTGAAAGGTGAACCCCGCCACTTCGTAGGGAGCGTCCAAGGGTGCAGGGGTCGCGGCAGTCGGGACGTCCCCCGCAGCGGTGCCACCAAGGACGAGGTTCGTGGTGCCTTGATGTTCGGGCGATGGGTGGGAGCACGAGAAGTAGCGATAGGTGCCGACCACGTTGCTTGAAATGCCGAACGCTGCCTTCGTGTCGTTCATGAGCGCGAGGTAGTTCAGCGTGCTTTGGTCGTTGGAGTTCAGCCCTTGCCGAGCCTTCACGTTCACGAGCAGTTGGGCGAGGGTCGAGGACAGCCCCTCCTTCACCAAGGTGTCGAGCGTTTTCTTGGGGGCGTTCTTGTCCGTGGAGGCAGTAAGGGCTTGTTGCAGGCTCGCCCATTGGGTCTGCAACTCGGATCGGGTGATGGTGATGCCCTCGTTATTGGCCGAGCCGATAGTCCACGGGCCGTTGAGCCGCCGCTCCGACTCGGTGGCTCCTTCTGCATCGGGGCTTATCTGCATGACCCCGCACGACAGGGCATAGATAAGGATTTGGTCGAGGGGCAGGTTCTCGATGAAGACCATCGACCCCGCGCTCACTTTCGTCGGGTCAAGGGCCAACACGACATTGGGGAACCCCTGTATGCGGGGAGGGTCGCTCGACGTGTCTGCGAGACTCTGTCCCTCTACCTCGCTCAACCGCAAGGAGAGCGGCAGCGAGGGGAGGTAGGGGTTGTCGAGGCGAATGTCTCCAATGTTCGGGGCACGGTTGCCGGGAACGATGCCGGGAGCGTTGAACTTCGCCCGCTTGCCCACGCCGTTGATGGTCGTGGTGCATTGCCCCCCGAACTGAAACGAGTGGTTCATGGACTGAATGTAGTAAAAGCAGTCGAGGTAGCGGACGTAGATAGGGTAGCCTGGACGCAGTTCGGGGCGTAGCGGAATGGTGATACTCGCGCTCTTGCACCCGATGTTCACGAGGTCGAGGCGGTTCATGGCGAGCACGAACAGCGCACGGGTGTCGCTGATGTAACTGCTCTCAAACTCGGACTCACGCCACCCGAACTGCGCGACGAGGCGGTAGTCCACATAGGTGGAGTTCATGCCGAGCCACCCGTCCAAACCCACGCCCTTGGTGTTCTGAAAGTGGCTCCCCGTGCCCTTGATGTAGGTCGCTTCCGGCTCGCGCTCGGACTGCGAGATAGAAATGAGGTCGGAGTCCTCAACGACGTACACGGGGTCGGTCGAGGTGTCCATGTTGTACATGGGCGGCTTGAACACCAAGTCACCCGTCACGTCTTGGTAGAACTCAAAGCCCGTAATCGTGCGGACGGCGTTCGCTATCTCAAGTTTCGACAGGTACTCCGTCTCAAAGAGGTTCACGTTGCCGAGAACGCCAATGTCCAAGCAGAACGCTTGCTGCTTGAGGGCGTCCTGCGACGAGGTGTTGCCTCCCGTGCTCGTGGCAAGGGACACCTGCGTAGAGAGGGGGTTGTACCCGAGGTCGCGGGCAACCTTGCCGATGACCTTGTCCGAGGTGGCGTTGAAGGGGGCGTAGTCATTGCCACCCTTGCCGAGCAACGCCTTGAGTTGGTCGGGGTTCTTTCCCGAGAAGATGCCGAGGTACGCCTGCGTCCACGCATTGTAGAGGGTGCCGTCCGTACCGTACATTTTCAAGCGCAGGGAGTTCGACGCCCACTTCTTCTCCCACCACAAAGCCGCTGCCTTGTAGTGGGTCTGACCCGACACCTCGGAGGTCGCGTCCACGTTCGTGTCTTGCGCGAGGTTGTACTCGACAGCCCCCGCTGCTCCGAATCCAACACGGTAAAGCGTGTAGATGATGGAGTAGGGGGACGCTCCTTGAAACGAGTGACCTTGCAGCACGGGGGCCACGCCCGAGTTGTCGGGACGAGGCCCGAACACCGCACCGTTCGTGCTGATCTTGAGGTTCTGCCAAAAATGCAGCACGTCCGAGCACGACATGCTCGCGGTATACTCCCCGCCCGAGTACTCGTGGCTCGCCTCGGTCACGACCCCGTGAAAGACTTGGTAGTACGGGTTGATGGGGATGCCCGTGGGGTCGAACGTGTCGCCCCCCTCCTCCCCTTCGGTGAGAGGGATGCTATCTTCGGCAGACAGCAGTTCGGTGGTGGCAAACCGCCCCCGCATGTAAATGACAATCTCCAAGCCAGGACGAAGCAGGAAGTCCCCGTCACGGAAGAAGTACTCTCCCGCAATCGCGGGGATGCTCATGGAAATCGTGGCATTCGCAATAGGCTCGGTGTTCGGGTCTACCGACACCTGTGTGATGTACTTCTGTAGGTCGATCTTCCCGTTGCAGGACGGGCACCCAGGCAACGTCGTGAACCCGTTCACATACACGAGGCAGTCGGGCACCATGCGGCTGACAGGACGGCTCACCCCGTCGAACTGTCGCCATGTACCCGCAAAGGGGCGGTCGGTGATGCTCACGGCAAGTCCTCGCTCGGGAACGTGAAGTCAAAGGGTGTCTGTGCGAACAGGTTGTTGGTGTCGGGGGTCGCGGTTCCCGCGCCGTCACCCCTAAAGATGCCGTTCAGCACGTCGAACGAGCGTGAGTTCGACCCTGCACGGTTCACCTGCGAAGGGGACTGCGTGGGGGCCGTCTGCGGAAGCACGACCGTCGAGGGCTGTGCCATGTCAACGATAGCCGAACAGGTGAAGGTGATGTCCCACGTCACGCGGTGCGGGTTCGCCTCGTCGTAGGAGTAGTTGAAGGCGTCGATATGACCTTCGTACACGACTTGGTCGTAGGTGATCTTCACCGCACCCACGGCGAGGTGGGCCTCCGACCCCCCGAAGGTGTCGTAGGCGTAGCCGTTGCTCCGATAGAAGTGGTACAAGGCCATGAAGTTTTGCCATGCCGCCGAGTCCCGCTTGGCTGCGAACTGCATCCCCGAAACGGAGTCCGTCTGACCCTGTGACACCAATCGGGACGCCCCTGTAATGAACGCACCTGTGCTGCCCGAGAACGTCACTTGGGGCTGCTGTTCGCCCCACCGTTGAAAGATAAGCCCGTTTCTACCCCGTGCGCTGTAGGACTGTATCGCCGTGAAGGCGACAGAGAACTCGGAGGGGTTGATGAGCAAGGTGAGGTCGGGAGCGTCTTCCATGAGTGCGTTCTGCGTGACGAGGTCAAGCGCGTTGCGCGCATCCGTCATGGCAGGACGACGCTTCACCGTCGAGGACTGCGTGAGGAGACGCCCGTTCGCCACGGCTTGTGCAGCCACCAAGGCCGTGGAGGCGTTGTAGGCTTTTGTCCCCTGTGCCGAGGTGGCATTGGCTACCGTCGATTCGTTGAAGTCGGCCATGCTCCCGAGAGCCTCGGTGTAGGTGTTGACCGAAGCACCATCGTCGCGGGTAATGGCAAACTGCGAGAGCGGGGGGACAAAGGAGAGGGTAAAGGGCGACAGGTCGCGTGCAAGGGCCGTAGAGCCGTCTACGGGCGTGCTGCGTTGCCCCTCAAAAGTGTAGAGGAACCTCGGGCCGACCGCGATACCGTCGTAGCGAGACGCAATAAGGTCGGGGCGCGGGGAGGGCGACATGGACGCCACCACTTGCGACCCGAAGGCGTAAGCGGCACTTCCTTGAATGGCTTCCTTGATGGACACGGTTCACGACCCCGCAGAATAGGTGGAAAGAGTGCGCCACACCTGCAACTCCCTCGCTATGTCCATTTCAGCGGACAGGGTGAACTGATAGGGCTTGTCCGCACTCTCGGTGACGTTGAACGACGAGAACCACCCGAGGAACACCCCTCCGTCGAAGGTGACCTTGATGATGCCTTGCATGGCGATTTGTTGGTTTTGGTCGTAGATGCTGCCGTTGTTGTGGAACAGGGCGAGAAGGTCGAGGTACGAGTCGTAGGCGAGTGTCTCGCGCCGCGTCCCGCCGTACTTCGTGCTCGTGATGTTCGACAAGCCCGAGTAGAGCCGCATGAACCCACCCGTCACCATTTGCAGCGACAACTGTTGAGTGTCGTCCCCCCAATGCTGCTCCACGAAGCCACCACGGGTCTGTATGCGCTCGACCTTGCGGGTGTGCTTCACCTGCAACTGTGAGGGGTTGACGTGCAACACCAACTTGACCCCCTCGGGGAGGAGGCTCGTCTCGTAGTCGGGCGCGAGTACGTCGAAGACCACGGGCCGCTTGCCAAGCCCTGCGAACTCGTCGTCGGCACCCGCGAAAGCACCACGGAATACGGGGCTTGTGGTGGGCATGGTCTACCGTACCCCCTGCATGTTAGGCGAAGCCGTTGTTCGGGGAGGCGGCAAGGCCCGACTTCTGCAACACGTCCTTCACGACACGCACGATGGTCGCGGTGTCACCGTTGATGTTGATAATGACGGTGCCCGAGCCACCTCCCGCACCTCCTGCACGGGAGACGGCACCCCCCGCCTTCATGCCGAGCAGTTGGTCAGCGGTGTCGATGGGCGTAATGACGCCCCCGCCCGCCCCGCCTCGGTAGATAAAGTCGTTGACCTTCGGCTCCTTCGTGATGCCGAGGTTCTGCAAGGCTTGCAGCACGCTTGGCGACGTGGCCTGCGTGAACTCGTCAATGTTGAGTGCTTCCTTCTTGCCCGTCTTGAGATACTCGGAGACGGCGGCAGCACCCGCGTCCGACACGCCCTCCAACGTCTTCAACGCATCGGTCTTGTTCTCCATTTCCTTGAGCAGTTTGTCGAGCAGTTGTGCTTGCTCCGTGTCCACCCTGCCGCTCGCATCGAAGTACTGCTTGTCTGCTGCGAGCATACTCTCCAAGGTCGCCTTGGAAGCATCGTTGGCCTCGGCAGAAAGCCCCGAGTTCGCGACCAATTGGTCGATGCCCGTGGCCTCCCCGCCACCCCAAAGACCTTGGGAGACTTCCAACATCGAGGGTACTTTCGTGTATGCCTCGTAGGCCGTGAGCGGGTTGAGCGCACCCCCACCCATAAGCATAGTCTTGCCGATGTCCCACAAGTCCGACTTGAGTGTGTCGAACGCGCTCTCACGGGACTTCTTCTCCTCCGCGAGAGCCGCAGCCCCGCCACCCGCGCCGACCTTGGCGGCGGCACTCGCAACAGGAGCCATAGCGGTGGCCCCTGCCACGGTGCCGTAGTGGCCAAGGGCACCCTGCTTGCCCTCCAACCCCGCCCGCTGCAACTCCAACTCCTTGGACTTCTCCTCGGCCAAACGTAGTTTTTCTGCGTCCGCAGCGTCGAGACGGAACGCCGCCTTACGGGCACGCAGGGTGTCTATCTCCTCGGCGTTCGCTTTTTGCGCTTCCGCAACCTTGTCGATGGCGGCAATAGACGCCTCTTGCTGCTTGAGGAGGTCGGCGCGGTCGTCGCCCTTCGGCAAGTACGACGCAATGACCTCGACCAACTTGTAGATTTTCTCCAACGTCCACGCCACGCTGTTCTTCAAGGTAGTGGTGAAGGACTGCGTCTCCTTGAGCAGTTGCTCGGTCATAGTTTCCATCGTGGAGAACCCGCTACGCACGCCCTCCTCCACCTGCTCGCGGCCAAGCCCTGCGGCAATGGCTTCGGTGTAGTCCATTGCCGCGAACTTCTTCTCCTCGTCGGTGGCGGTGCCTGCCCGTACTTTTTCCTGTGCTGTGGCGTATTGAGCGCGGAGTTCGCGGTCGAGCCGTTGCTGAATGTCGAACGTCTCCCCACTAAAGCCCGTGATGCTCTCGTAGGCGGCACGGGTCAAACCCTGCATCGAGGCAATGCCCTTCTTGCCGAGCACCTCACTTGCACCCGCCAACTGCATGGCGAGTTCGCCCGACTTCGACAGTTGCCCGACTGCGTCAGCCTGTGCAAGCACATCACCAGGCCGCGCCGCACCTCGTGCAAGTTGAACGATGTTCTCCAACTGTCGTGCAGCAGCAACCCCCTCGGGGCCACCCTCGGCACGCACCTTGGTGACGAGTTTGCCGAAGGTTTCCTCGTTCATCTTCCCGAGTTTGTCCACGTCAACCTTGCCGCTCTTTACAAGGTCTGCCCCGACCGTGCCTCCGAAGTCTTTGATGGCATTCACGAGTTCGCCCGTCATTTCGGCGGCTTGTGCGCGTGCGTCCGCTCCGACGATCTTGGACGTGGTGCCCACACCCGTCGTCATGACGGTCTTGATGCGGTCTTGGTAGCCCATGTTCTTGAACTGACCTTCAAGTTTCACCCGCTCCTTCGCCAAGTCCTCTCCGAGCACCTTCGTCATGGTGAGCATGAGTCCGATGGTGTCTTCCAACCGAATGTTGTGGAGGGCCATGCCCGAGGTGGCCTCATTGATCGCGGTGAAGAAGGACTTCACACTCATGCCCGAGCGAGCCGCAGCGTCACCGATCATGCCGAACGCGCCTTGGATTTCCACCAACGTGGTCTTGCCCAAGTCACGCATGGACTTGTCCATGAACGCCGCTGCGTCACCCGCCTCGATGCCAAGCCCCTTCGCGGCGATGATTGCCGTCTTGGTCACGTCGAAGAACGCCCGTTGGTCGGTCGTCGCACCCCGAGCAAGAGAGCGGAACTCCTTGTAGGTGACGCCCGAGGTGTTCAGCGCGTTCGTGAACTTCGCAATCTCCTCGGTGTCCATGCGGTAGCGCATACCGAGGTCAAGCGTAGCGTCCCTCAAGTCCCCAAGAGACGCCGCCATGTCCCCCGCGCCCGAGGCGAAGAAGTCACCCGCAGCCGCACCTTCGGTGAGGGCTTGGTTGTACTTCTTCGTTTGGTCGTAGGCCATTTGGAACACGGCTGCGACGGCAGCGAGTGCGCCCACGGTTGCGCCAAGCCCCGCAATGAAAGGGCCGAGAGAGGTGGCAAGACCCGCAAGTGCCCCACCCTCGGCACCGCCTGCGGCCAAGCCCGCAGACTCCATCATCTTGCCGCCCTTGGACAGCCCCCCGCCAATGCCGCTGAAAAGCCCTCCCAAGTCCCCGCTCGCTACCTTGCCGAAGGCTCCCGTGAGGGCTTCGCCCATGTCCTTCGCGAGCGCGGTCTTGTCCACCTTGATCTTCAACCGCACGTCGTCGTAAGCCTTGAGCATCTCCTCTTGGCGGTCTACGAAGTGGTCGTGGGCGCGCTTCTCAAGGTCGAGTTGCCGCTTCTTGTTGCGGAGGTCGATCTTCGCCTGTTGTATCTGCTTCTTGAGCAGGGCTTCTTGGGCGGTGTTGCCTGCCTTATTGGCATCTTTTTCGTCTTTTTGCAGTTGGAGCAGGGCCTTTGCCCCCGCCTCGATTTCGGATACGAGTTTAGCCGTGTCCTTGCTGAACTTCTCCCCGAACTTCGTCGCCCCGATCTTCGCGGCCTTCTCAAACGAGTGCGTAAAGGCCGCGCCGAAGTGCTTCTCCAAGGCGTCCATTGACGTTTTGTTGAACGTCATGGATGCAACGAAGTCGATTTCCTGCTTGTAAGTCGCCATGCGTGGCGGGCCTCGGAGGGGTGCGGGTAGGTGCTACACGCGAGGGATAGGGAGGCTATGGCTTGAGGGTCGGCTTCCGTGCGGACACCGCCTGTTGCAACGGGCTTTCCCCCACGTCCACGGAAGAAGGTGCGGAGGATGCGGGTTCGGGCACGCCCTTGACCCCGACCCACCCGACCTTCGGGGATGCGGACTGCATGTAGCGGTCGTAGAGGCGCGACCCGTGCGAGGTGTCCGCGGACTGTCGGCGGGGCGTGAACGTCGAGTTGAGGTTGAGTTCGCGCAGTTGATTGGGGGTGTACCCGACAAGCGGAGACGCAGGTGTCGCGTCGGGAAACCGCTGTGCGTCTTCTTGGGCAAGAGCGAGTGCGGTGTCGAGGGCTTCCTGTCGGCGGGAACGCTCCGTCTCGACACGGCTGCGTATGCCCTCCTTGTACCGCTCGACCACCTTGTCGTGGTAGTCCTTCTCGCCCTTGGCGGCGCGCTCCATCTCGTCCATGAGGTCGCCCGCGCTGCGTGCGGCCATGACACGGGGGACTTCAAAGGTTTCACCGTCAAGGGTGACGGTAAGCGCGGTGTGTTCGACGGACTGCGACCCCGAAAGGATGCGCGTGACGGTTTCTTCAATGACGCCGTTGCGGCGATCTTGCTCCCGCTGCTTGATCTTCTTCTCCTCGTTGAGGAGGTGCTTGCCACCCTTGCTCGACATGGAGGACACATACATGCGCGTGTGTTCCCATTGGGCGAAGTCAGCCTGTCGCGTGTCCTCCGCAATGTTGAACGACCTCCACACACGGTAGATGGGGTTCAGAACAGGCTTGCCCTCGTTGCCCACGAGGCTGCGCCACAAAGAGCGGGAGTACGGCTCGTAGCAGTACGCCTCCACAAGAGCGAGGGCACGGGTCAACCGCCGCCCCAATCCGTCAATGACCGAGTAGAGGGCCGACACGAATGGCGTGGGGAGAGGCTCGTACAGCCCCTTGTAGAGGACGTACTCTGCGTTGCCGTCGAGCAAGGGCACAGACAGGTAGTTCACGGCATGTGTGCAAGCCGCAAGGACGACCCGCTTCCACTCGCTCATGTAGAGGGACTTGTGGAGGCGTTGTCGGAGAGCCGCCCCCGTGTCGTCCGTCATGCTGCGAAAAGTGACGGGCACCCCCCGTACAACGACGGTGTGTGTGAGAAACCCTTGCGAAATCAGCGTCTCTACGTCAGCGTAGAGGAACCGACGACGATACGACTCACGAGCGAGTTCGTCCTCGTAGAACCGTCGCAGTTCATCGTTGCGCTCGGAGTTGTCTTCGTCGTCGGGTTCTGCCACGCACGCCTACCCCGTTACACTTTGTGAAGGGAACTGTGGGTCACCGCTTCGGGGGACGAAAGTTCGGGTTCCGCGTGTCCGCAGGGGCAGGGTTCACGCCCCCACCTCCCGTCACCTGCGTAGAGGGTGTGGCCTTGCGCCCGCGCTCGGAGATAGTCTCCGTGGGCAAGCGGTACGCCTCCATGCCCTGCACGGTGCCAACGGACTGTGCTTGGGAAAGAGCGTCCTTCACGGGGGCCGAAGGAGCACCACGAGACTGCGCGGACTTCTGCCGTGCAAGGAGAATGCGCTCCTCCTCTGCTGCAAGCGCATCGAGGTCGTCCCCACCGAACGACGACGGAGAGGACACCGCTTCTTCAAATGCAGAGCGGGTAGGAGGCTCGGGAGGTAGGCTGTACTTGACAGGCGCGGGTTCGGGCGTCGGAGGAGGCACAGTCGGGGGCAGAACCGACTGCCGAGGAGCAGCCTGTCGGGGCTGTGCAGGTTGGCTCGGTGCGGGCTTGGCTTGGTTTTGCAGGAGTTGCTGCTGCACTTCGCGAGCCGAGGGCAACGACGCGGCTTGCTTGGCACCTTCTTCCAAGTTGTTGCCGAAGCCGACGAAGTTCTCGATCTGCTCTGCGGTGATGCTCGGGTCACCGCTTGCCCGCTTGGCCCGCTCGGACTGAACCTCTGCGAGGCGGGCCTCCAATCGCTCAATCTCGGCGTCGAGGTCAGCAGGGTCGCCGTCTATGACTGCGCCTGCCTCCTTGTTGAGCCTGTCCATGAGTTCCCCGTACTTGGAGAACACGAGGGAAATCATGGGCCGCGACCACGTCTCCACGAGGGGGCGAAGTGCCGCGGGCTTCGCCACCTTCACGGGGTTCCCGTTCGGGAGCGTCTCACCCGTGGCGACGAACTCGACACCACGAAGGTCAAGCGCGCCCACTTGCACGAGTGAGTGGGCAATGACCTCGACACGGAAGCGGTCGAAGTAGTCGAGAGCCGAAGCGCGAGTCATGGAGTCCGTCTCTGCGGTGTCCTCACCCTCGGTTTGCTCACGCAGACTTTCTTCAAAGCGACGGTTCTGCTCGACCACGACCGCCGCCGCACGCTGCACGAGCACCTCCTCCTTGGGGAGGAGGGGGCGCATGGCAACGAGGGTGCCAAAGGCATCGAACTCTATCTCGTCCTTGCCAACCTCGGTGAGAGGCTGCATGGCTTCGCGGAGAAGGTCGAGGCTAATCATGGTGCATGGCCCTTGAACGAGTGAGGGGGCGATGCCCCTTGCAGGACACCGCCCCCTCATACTACCGACGAAGGACTACGACCTTTGCCTACTCGTAGTAGTGCTTCTCGGAGAGCCGAATGACGTAAAGACCGCCGCCGCTCGGCGGGGTAGGGTGGGGCAGCATTGACGCCTCTGTGTGTGAGAGGTGTTGGTGTTAGGGGCGAGTGGCCGTTGGCGCGGCTGCTCGCCCCACTTCTTTTAGCCGTTAGGCTCCGAAACCGCCACGGGAGAGCGAAGTACCGAACCGAATAGAGCCGGTTTGACCAATCGAAGCGTCATTTCCGGTAGCAAGGAACTCCCCGTAAACACTACTGAAATCGTGAACGTCCGTGATGATCATGGTGCCGTTCTCGCTCAACATGGCCGAGTCACGGGAGAACGCCGTGTTCCAATCCTGCCACCAACACGTTTCGTACATGGTGATGAGAACGGTGTGGGAACCCGTGCCGTCCGAGCCACCGCCTGCCGTGGCAGCGGGGTAGCCGACCGACTGAATGCCACCCGTGAACCCGCTGCCCGAGAACGTCCCAGGCGCAGCCGAGTCAAGGTCAGCGTCCGCGATGCGGGAGAACACGATCTGCTGCTCCACGTCGAACGGCCAACGGTGGTGGCGCAGAGAGCGCACAGGGCCGTCCACACCTGCCGCGTAGCCCGTGGACTGCCACAGGTTCGACAGGTAGAGAAGCGTGCGCTCGACCGAAGCCGTCATGGCTTCCGTGTTGCCTGGCACGAGTTCTGCGATGGTGTCCCCGAAGCCAATGCCGCGCAACTGATCGACCGTGCGGTTCTCGGTCGGGCCGAAGTTCGCCATGACGCCAATCTGAAACAGTTCCGCAGAGGAGGAGCCGTAAGCAGGGGCGAGGACACGCACCTTCTGCGACACCACGGCCCGCGTGTTCGGGGACGTGCCGATCTTGTAGATATAGGACGACCCCTGCAAGCCGTTCTGCGGGTTCCGGTCGGTATTCGCCATGAGGCTGCTCCGTAGTGAGGTGCTACCCTTCTGCGGTGCATAGGCGGGCTAACGAAAGAGTGAGCCGAGGGGGTTTCGCTACGCGGGGGTCGTCCGTACTCCAAGTACCACCCTGCGAGGTACTCGATGTCTTGGGATGTTCGCGTTTCGGAAACCACCATCAACACCACGTTCAACCACCGCGCCATTTTCGATGCGGTGCTTGGAACCGATGCCGGGTTGCGTGACCTTCACGGTCTGCGCGGTGCTGCGGTGAGCCGCCTCATTCGCCGCTCCTTCGTGGAGTGGGCGGGTCGGGAAACCGAACTCGCCCCCCTCGCCCCGACGAACGGTTGGGGTTCCGTCGCAGGGGCGTTCGCGTTCCTGCGGGAGTTGCTCGTCTTGTGCGAAGCCCACCCGCGAGCGTCCGTCGTGGTGTTCTGACTTCCCGCCCCTGCCCCCAACTTTTGTGGGGCAGGGGCTTTCGCGCCCCCACCCTCGGACGTACTACCCCCATGAACACCAACACCACCCGCTCCCCCGCCTCCCCCATCGTCGCCACCATCATTGACCCCACGGGGACGGTGGTGGAGGCCACCCCCGCCCACGCCAACGGCAAGTGGGCGTTCAGCGACTTTCAGAGCCTCGTCGGGGGGTACGTCGAGGTCGTGCGCCTCGACCGCACCAAGGTCGCCCTCGTGAACGAGGATGGCCTCTCCCTCGGCCTCCCGCCGAACCCCGCCGCGAGCGCGGTGCTTGGCATCCCCGTCGTGGGAACGGTCGTGGTCGTCTCGGCCAAGGCCATTCGCTAAAAAGCCCACCTGTAGGTGTCCGCTCCGACAAGGGGCGGGCGTCTACAGGGGGCGAGCACAGAAACTTCACCTCGGGGGCTTTCGCCCCCACCCCCTCGTCCGTACTCCACCCACACCCACTACCCTGCGAGGTACTCACATCATGTCCTTCCGCGTTCTCCACTCCACCTCCCCCGCGCTCCTCCGCAGCGCGGCCCCGCACCTCACCGTCGAGGCCGAGTACGGCAGCGACGTGGTGGAAGGCTCCGTATTTACGGCGGCGCACCATCAGCCCTCGGGCAAGTACGCGGGCGACCACCTCGTCGCGGGCGGGCGTCCCGCCCCCTGCAACGATGCGGAAATCCCGACGTTCGACCCGACGACGGGAGAGTGGGTGGTGGGCATCAGCCACCTCGACCTCGACACCATTGGCGGGGTGCTCCGCGCCCTGCCCACCGCCGAAGCCCTGTTCGGTTCCGAGAACGACGGGTTTTGGAACCTCGCCGCCTTCGTGGACACGAGCGGCGCACACAAGGTTCACCTGTCGGGCGCGAGCACCGCTGACATTGACCGCCTGTACGGGTGGTGGGCGTACTTCAAGACGCTCCCGCGCCTCGGGTTCAACACGCTCAACGACGCCACGGACGTGGTGCTCGGGTGCGAGCCTGTCCTGCGCGAACTGCTCGCAGGCAACGAGGAGCGTATCGAGGCGGGACGCACGTTCCGCGCTGCCGAGGACGCGCTCAATGCGGCGTCCTTCGTGGGGCACCATGCAAGCGGCGTGCTGCTTCGCAAGTCCCCGACGCAGGGTGACTTCGTGAACCACCTCTACACCGCTCCGAACGGCTCCGTGGCTCGCGCCGTCGTGGCGTTCAACCCCGAAGCGGGCAGCATCACCGTGAGCCTTGAGTCCCCCGTCGCGGGCGTCTCCTGTCGGGACATCGTGCAGGGGCTTTGGGGGCCGCTCGCGGGGGGTCACGCGGGCATTGCGGGTTCACCCCGTGGTACGGTCATGACCGAGGAGCAGTTCATGGACTGTGTGCTCGCTCTTGAGGCTGCGCTTGGCTAAAGTCACAAAGCGCAGCACCCTGTTCGTGAAGGACGGCGAGGGGCGGTACTACCTCCCCCGTCCGACTTCATGGATGGGCGGGTGGGCACGGCACCTGTGGTTTGAGCACCACGTCGGGAAGGCGACCATTGCCTCTCCCGACGTATGGGCGGCTCTCGTGAAGGAGGGGGGGGTGTTCGACCTCACCGAATACGAGGACGGCACGGTGCTCACGGGAAAACCGTAAACTGTGCAACGGGGCAAGCACCTGTCGTACACTACGGGCATGGAAGACTACCGCATCGAAATCCCCCGCAACCTCCGCAACGCGGGCATCCTTATCGGGGTGCTCATGATGGTCGCGGGCCTGTTCCTCGCGTGGAGGAAAGTCGAGTACGGGGGGTTCTACCTCCCACCCACGGGCTACAAGGGGGGAGACAAGAAGCCGTAGGCGTGAACAATACCCATGCCATTCCGTGACGGAATGGCATGAAGCCCACCGAACACGAACTTCGCTCCCTGTACGAGCGCATGACAGACGCGGCATTAGCCACACACTTCTCTACCTCCGAGGCGACAGTTCGGCCTTGGCAACGAGTGGAACGGCAAGCCGTTGACCTTGCAGGTAGACCATGTGGACGGAGACAGGACAAACAACGCCCTGTCTAACCTGCGTCTACTCTGCCCGAACTGCCACACGCAGACGGACACCTTCGCGGGGCGTAACAAGGGTCGGTGGTCTATGGGGGTGGCTAACGCCACATGACGCGGGTAGAGTATGTCGTGAGCGGGCGTGTCCGAACAGGTATAGGAGAACGGCTCAAAATCGTTTGAGGTAGCCCCTCGTGTGGGTTCGACTCCCACCGCCCGCACCACATACTGAATGACGAAGCCCTCCTCGCCCCTTGTCGGAGCAGGAGGGCTTTCGCTTGTGGCCCGTCTACCGAACGGTAGGGGTCAAGGGGTCGGAATGTGGAAGTAGTACCACGCAGCCCACGCGATAGCAGCGGTAATGAGCATCCCGATAGGCTGCTTGAACATTTCCCATACTTCGTGGACAACGGTGCGTTTGAACTGCGCGTTGTGTGCTTGCACCTCAAGGGAGCGTTCCTCGACCTTGCGCCGCCACTCTTTGTCCTCGCGCTCCATGTCCATGCGGTGTTGGTTCACAATCTTGCGTTGATCGAGGTCTTCCCGAAGAAGGGCATTCGTCGTCTTCGCCTCGGTAACGAGCGTAGACAGGTGGCGGTTGGTCGCCTTCATTTGCTCCTCCAACCGCTCGATGCGTGCCTCCAACGAGGACACTTGCTCCTTCACTTCTTCGACCCGCGTATGCAGGAACTCGGTCTTGCGACGAACTTCGTCTACTGCGGCGTAGAGTCCGTCGTGGTGCGGGTCGGCCATAAGCGTGTCTCCGAGGGGGCGAGGTTGCCCTCCGTGTCGGATAGAACGGATAGCGTGCTGCTACCTTGCTTGTAGGGGGGTGCCTACGGGTTCCAAATGGCGTTGAAGGGCACCGCGAACTCGTCGGGAAGATTGCCCAAGGCAAGCAAAGACAAGGCTTCGCAGAAGTGCTCCTGCGCGCTCGTGGCCGAGTAGGGCGTCGGGAAATTCTTGGCGACGGTGAGGGGGTGCCTCAACTCGACGCAATACCGTAGAACAAGTAGCCGATGGTGCGCTTGCCCGAGGGGTCAGCAACAGGAATAGCGAACGCAGGCCCCCACTTATCGTTGTGGTTGATGTCCTTGTCTGCGAACTTGTAGGCGTCGGCCCTCGACATAGGCTCTCGGCTGCGGAACACGAACTCGTGCTTCTCTGCGATAGTTCCGGTGTAAGACGCCTCGTACTCGGGTGCCCCACCCCAACCGTCGTCATCGTCAAAGTTTTCGGACTCCCAATCCTCACGATGCGCCGCAGCCGCATCTTCTTGAGCCTCGCGGAAGCACCGCTTCGCGTCCGAGCCTTGAACGAAGTTCATGAAGTCCGTCCCGCCCGCGACCTTCATGACGCCAAGGTTCTTCAAGGCATCGTGTCGAGACGCCACGCGCCGTGCCATGCTCTGCACCTTGCCTTGAGGGGAAGCAGTACGGGACTGCCCCTCCACGAATGCGAGAGCCTGCCGCAACTCGACGGCGAGGTTTGCGAACTGCTGCGGGTCGAGGACGACGTAGCCACCCTCGCCGTGCTTGCCCATGTCGATGCGGACACCTCGCCCGCCGCGCATGGGGGAGAACTCCAACTCGACCCCTGCCACGTCCACCTCGTAAGAGGGGTCGTCGTAGGTCGTAAAGCGCACGTCGGCGTTCTTGGCAAGCCCGCGCTCGTTCATCTTGGAGTAGACCGAGGCCCACGCCTTGCCCTCGTCTCCCGTCGAGTCCATGACGGAGTTGAGCACATGGATAGCCTGCCGTGCGGCGGTGTCCGAGACGTTCTTGTAGGTCTTCTTGAGTTTCTCGATGACCTTCTTCACGTCACCGGACTTCTCTGCATCGTAGGGCATGGGCTTGGCTCTCACCGATAGGGGGTGGGGCGAGGCAGGGCGTTAGGGAAGAAGCCCTTGGAAGTGCGCGTAGAGCGACTCCGAAGCCACTTGAGAGGGGGACATGGAGAGCACGCTGTGCATACCCTTTCGCATGTCTTGGCCCACCGTCAGAACAGACCTCATGGTTTCTGCGCTGACCCAATGGAGC